TAATGACATTGGCAAATTGCCCGGTTTTTTTATACATAATATGGATTTGGCTTGAATAGTATTATCACCGTATCTATAAGTTACCTTTACAGTTAAGTAGTCATAAGTCAGCCTCCTTTTTGTAGAGTTCCTTAAAAGTTTTTCTATCAAGTCTGATTTATCTCCTTCCACCCAATCCGCTAGCCAAAGTCCTTTTGCGTTAGGGTTGTTTACAGTTTGAAAGTTATGCTTCGGGTGGTAATACAGCCTTCTGGCCTGTGGTGAGCCTGTTTTACTAATCTAACAGCTACTCCATTGGAATCGGACTCCACAGCTGCTTCTTCCAGCTTCTTTATGGCCATTGCGTCTAATTCTATCCTGATTTTCATTACATCAGCTCCAACCTTGTAAAATTTACAGACCCGTCTACGTTATAGCCTCTAGAAAATGCATAGATGCTTCTTACTATCTGGCCGTTGTTTATGACAGCTTCGCCTGCAATATTTTTACCTGGTGCAATATCCCCATTCATCAAAGCTACAGCTTGCAGTTGAATAAGCTGTCTTTCAGCATTCATAATCTGCTTGGCCTTTTCGAAATAGTTGCATTTGCCATCAAAAATGACAGTCTTTTTCGGACTGCCATCTTCATTTATTCCATCCTCAAATAGGATTGTGATGGGGGTGTTGCACATTGAATCAGGCACCAATTCTGGCCATTTCATCTGTTACACCCCCCGATAAGTTAAACCTGTTTGTCTAAGTACTCCGTATATACTGGCTGTTGTATATACCCCACATACTTGTAAGACTTTTGATGTATCCCACGTCATTGAAACACCGTTTATTGCATATGACGATAAAGGATTTTCTAAATAAATGCCGTATTGGTGTTTGAAATCCGCCTGGTCCACTACCGATTGTTTGACAAGCTCACGTTGGAAGTCCGTGAGCCTGTCGAATCCAAGACCTTTTATTCGGTTAAAAGTAAGGCTGTCTATGTGCCTTTCAGCATCTCTCAAAACACTTTCCAACTTTTCGGGACCAACAGCCTTATCGTTGCTTAAAACTTCATACTCTTCAAGGCTCACGTACATTTACATCACCCTTTTTTGTCTTTTTCAGGTTCTTTTTGTAATTTTTCTAGCTCTTTCTGTAGCTTTTCGTTAGCTTTTGTTAGTTTTTCAATCTCCCTTAACGCATTTTCATATTTAGTATAGGAGACTGTTTTACCGACTCCATGAGCTATCAATTTACCTTTACCATCGTAAATGTCATAGCCTAATGCAATATAAGTATCCTTTTCTCCTTCTGTAATCGTATATTGCCTATTAGCCCTTTTTGCATACACTCAACATCACCTCTTATTCTGCATCTGTGTTTATTGCTATGCCATCTTTGCGCGTATCTAGCACAAACAAATCTCCATATTTTCTATTCTGATACAGGTAACCGTCTCCCTGAGTATGTGTACCAGGAGCCCATAGTCTGATATAGGAGTGTTTATCACAAGCAATGACAGATGAAGGATGCACAAGTATCATATTGATTTGCTTAGCGTCTGCTGCTGGCTTGAAGCCATCCGTAAAGTCGTAGGATGTCTTGAGCCTACCGCTGGGCACTTCCACTATATTCACGTTATCCAAGCTTACAATTCTCCTATCAAGGCCACCAGCACTAGATACGTTGATTTGTCTCTGTACTGCATCAGCAGTTTTGAGTAGCTTATTAACGGATGGGGTCACATATAAAATTCTTCCGTCAACAGGAACCTCTTTATCCGTCATTTGCTCCATCCAATTATCAAAGACATCTAGAATATTAGACGCAGTTAATGCTGTAGTGTCCACCACTCCACCAAGGTCTACAAAATCAGCGTACAGCTTCGAGAACCTGTATACGTCCATCTCTGGAATGGCCTGCTCGGTAACAAAAGTATTTGTTATGTTTGCTGCAGCTACAACCTCATTTGACTCATCTACGTCCATGCTATCAACAAAGAACTCGATGTTTCTGTCAAAAGCCAGGGTCTTGGTCATCCATTTGTTCTCAACACTCTGCCTATTAAAACCACCTTGTCTACCGTGGTCCTTGTATCCTCCAACAATCACATAAGGTATTTTAATAGTGTTAGCGTTGACAAACTGTATCCTTTCTGTGGTTAGACCACTTGAAAGGGCCTCTCTAGTGTATTTTTGCTTTAGTTCTCTTTCGAAAGTAGTTGCATAATTAATTACATTTGCCATATTTACTTATCCCCTTTGTCTGTTATTTTTTATTTCCGAATATCTCGGCAAGTACATCATTGGTGGCTGGCTCTTGATGTTTACCACCTGTAGCTCCAACCTTAAACCCTCCACCTTGCTTACTGCTGTCAGACTTCCATTCCGGATGTCTTTTAAGTACGGACTTTAAAGCATCCTTAATGTCTTCCTCGTCAACTTCTCCGTCCTTCTCGGCTGTGCGTAAAGCCAAATATACCGCATCTTCTACCACATCAGACCTTACTCCACTCCTAAACGCTTCTAGCTGTGCACGGGCCATAAGCAATTCTCTATTTAGGTTTTCAAGTTCGGGGGTTGTCTGTGTAGTCCCCTCATCGCCCTCATCAGGGTTTTGAGTGTTTGCTTGTTTCTGCTGTTGCCTTTGCTGTTTAGCTAACTTCCTGCGTTCCCTTTCAAGCCTTTTTTCTATAATTGCATCCAACTCTTCCTGAGTTTTAGGAGGGTTGTCGTTTGCAACACTTCCAGGCTCCGTATTGGGGTCGGTATCCTGGTTAGTTTCTTGGCTCTTGTTAGGATCGTCTTCAGCGCCTTCACCATCAGCAAAAAGCTGTAAGTCAATTTTTATTGGTCCAAACTCTTTAAGCATTATTGCTCCTCCTTTTATAGCATGTCGGCTTAATAGTTGTACCGTGCAGTTTTACGCCATCAGCACGTTTATAGGCATTAAAAAAGCACCCTGTTATGAGTGCTTAATGTTGCTCCTTAATATTTGAAAATGTTTCTGATAAAACTATTTTGACTGTTGTTTTCTTTTTATAATTTTAGGAAGGTCATATTCGGGACAATTGGGTTTAATCATATAAAAAAGGCATACATCTGACAAAGCCAAATATATATCTTTAGGGATATCACCATACTTTTTACATTTTGGTAATTCAAACCCTATTGATTCTATATAGTTTTGGCATGATAAACATAACGGGGTATAGATTTCCCCTATAATTGGTGAGTCTAAATGACTTTTTGCCTTATCAAATAAGTCATTTGCAATTTTTGACATTTCTTCATCCATCATAACCTTCCCACCTTAATACAATTATTTTCTTATCTCTAAACTTCTGAACTTCAAGTATACTATAAATTGATTGATTTTGCAACAACACTTCAAATTCTTCTTCCAGTCTTTTTCCACCTTCTATAATTCCTAACATAGCCTTGTTATATGATATTTCATTTATGTATCCTGCTCCTTTCATATTTTTTGGAACAAGTATCACCATTTGAACCTCTTTATCATAAGATGTTTTTCTAAGAATACTTGTCGATGTAAAACTAATTGTTTTTATTCTTCTCCCTCTCCATTTATGAAATGGAATTGGTTTTAGTTCTTCAATACCTTTTAATAGTTTTTCTTCCGACCCCCTCCATACTACAAGTTGTATAAGGCAATGTCATATTATTTAAAGCTATCTCTGTATTTATTAGGTTTTGCATCTCTTTTTCATCTAATTCTATTCCTTGAACCCCTCCAAGATATTTATTCATTCTTACTCCTTCTTTATAATGAGAATAATGATATAATGCTCTTTTCTGTTCCTCTGTAAGATTCTCTGCAGCTTTATGGTATTCAACAGGGATATCCTCTGGCTCTTCAAAAACAACTGCTTCTGGGTATTTTGCTAAAATCCTATTAACTATTCCCGTATATCTATATCTCTCTTGAAGTTCAATCCACTCTTTACCTTTACTGAACTTTATTCTGTTAAACTCTTCAATTGCTTGAGGTGCGACATCGCCTAAACGTTCCTTATACCTTTCAAACTGCTTAATATTAGGCACATCACTTTGCATGGAAGGCATACCATATACATTTTCCCTCCAATAATCTCTTCTCAGTATATCCTTATGTTTTTCAACAAACTCCTTAAGCTCTTTCTTTTTTTTCTTGATCTGTTCCCCGTACAGTCTGCGGTCTTCTTCACTTAGAGAACCAGCTTGCAATCTTTTAAACCGCCTGAGCTCTCTTTCCAGTTTCCTCTGCTGCTGTTCCAGCTTGTAATTCTCGCCTGTTTTCTTAGGATCTAAGGCAGTAGGAAGCTTACTAACGCCCTCTATCCAGGTAGTGTGTGAGTGTCTGCAGTTGGGATGATACAATCCGCCCTTAATTGCCACAGACAGAAGCGGATACCAATTACCATTCTTGCTTTTCCCCATCTCTCCACTTCTTTCGCCCTCAAACACTCCCCAGACATCATCTATGTAAACCCTGCCTTGCCATGGCAAACAGGTCTCAGAACAGGCTCCATATTGACTTACCAGGACTGTATCAATCCCCAATTCAGCCCGTTTTGCCGCTGCTCCGTTCAGATAGGACCTGGTAGCTGCAGTCCTTAGTGCCATTTGTACGTAATCGGCAATATTTACACGTCTGCCATCCTTATACTCGATACAATTAATTCCTGCATTCAGAAAATCTCTTGTTGCCATATCAATAGCCTGTGGTAATGTGGTGGCTCCTGCAGACATTGCAACCTCAGCCTTATAAAGTGTTCGCCTATAGACGTCATCCATGTATCTTAAGGCCGCTTTTTCTATGTTACTCTCTTTGGCTATTATCTCTTCAGTTAACTTGTCTACACGGTCCTTATTAACCCCAAAAAAGCTATCTTCTGTTACCGGGGGAGGAGGCTCATAATCTAATTCCTCAAGTTCATCCTCCGTATCCTGGTAACCTTCCTCAAATTGCTCCTTAAGCAGTTCTCGTATGTCCTTGCTTACTGTTCCGGTATAATGTCCCATGATCTGCCTGTTATCTTTGAAAAACCTACCAATTTCCCTTAACTAAAGTAGGGTGGGACTACATACCGAAAAACCCAGCGGACCATGTAACTCCTCCTGAAGATGATAAGAGAACCATCAAATACTGGTTGCAAGAAGAAGCAGATAAATTCTAGTAGCTGCATTATTATGGGAGAATGTAGACCTTGATAAAGGGATATTATATGTAAAGTATAATATGGTGCAAAAGG